CGTAGACCTTCCGCCCGTACTTGTCCCACATGGCGACACGCCCAGAGAGAATCCGTGCTAGGCGCCCTCGGATGTAGGGCTTGGGTCCTTCACGAAGGAGATACTGGAGCAGCTCGTCCCCACCGTTACGGGGGATGTACCCGATACGCAACAACACAGCGGGTCGCCACACTCGGCTGAACATCTTGTCAATCTGCGGCAGGTGCAGACCCCAACCCATGTTTCGCATGAATCCCATATAGCGGGCAACCCCGGCGAGTTCCCGATAGTTCGGGATGATGTTCATTGACGACAACTGGGCACCGTGTGCAAGGGCTGGGATCTTCGCTCGGTTGACCGTGTAACCGTGGCCAAGCGCCAACCCATCTGCCCGCTGCATATCATAGATATGGTCAGCTTTGGTGATGAACCGACGCATGAAGTCTTCGATCTTCGGGCCGCCATGTATGAGAGCACCAGAGCGGGCCACGAAGTCCAGGAGGAACTCGACCTGGACGTTCCACCTCTGGTTCTCCGAACCGTGGATGAAGACCGTTTTGAAGTGGTCGATTACATCCCGTGGCATGTCAGCCAGAATGCCCATCTCAACAAGTGCATCGAACTCAACCAGCGCCGTCTTCTCATCGAGTACGTCGATGACTGTGTTCTTCGGCACATAGGTGGTCAACTTCTTGAACAACTTGGCCGGGTGGTAGGCCAACTGCACTAAGGCGGCTTTGGCGTAGGCGTCAGCACCCAACCCTCCGGCTTCGTATACCCGCATCAACTCATCGTTGGCGCTACCGGGGAGATGGCGGGCGTGATCCAAATAGTTTCGGTAGACGCGGAACCACCTACCCTGCATCTCGTTCGATTGGCCGCCCACAATGGCGGCGATCTCCTCCTGGTCGCGCATGGGTATGCCGTTATCGGCATAGAAGTTGAACAAGTCGTCGAAATGGCCCTCTTCTTTGGCCTTTGAGATGAAGTCAACACGAAGGTCCTCGATTGCCGTAAAGAAACCCTCGAGGCTGTCGGTCATATCCAGGTCAAGGAGCGCCTTCATCTCTTCGGTCGGGTTCCTCATCAACATGCTGACCTGTTTGGCATCCAGGACTTTGCCTGATCCGAAGAAGATTCGGTTCTTGTGCCCCTCGGGCAATGCCATCCGTTCTGCTACCTGGCGGGCAATGAACTGGTTTTGTTCCGTCAGCCACCTCATTGCGACTCCGCTCATCGCACCAGTGAGGGACGGGGCAAACCGGATGGCGCCAAAGTCAACTACTTTGTCGATCTGATTTCGGATCTGCTCCATGCTTCTACCAACAACACCTGTTGGGAGCAGGACGGCATTTGACGCCCCCCGACCACCCCAGCCACTAGCCAGACCTTCCTTGCCGGCCTCCGACCTCAGGTAGTCCCAGATCCCGTCAACAGTCGATAGCCCCGGCTTGCTCGTTTTCCAGGCATTCCCGTAGTTCACGGCCATATCGGCAAAGTCATCAAGGTGCGCGGCGGGCCAAATGAAGTCGTCAGGCCTAACCTTCCCGTTTATCCACCGCTCCTGCTCATGCCAGGACATCATCCTGGAGAAAGGCCCCTTCATCGCTGGATACTTCTGGAGAAGGTACGTTTCCGGCCTGATGTAGTTCGGATCGGCGTCCTTGAGCAACCGTGCAGCTTCTTCCTTGGCATCGGTGCGTGTTATAGACCGGCCCTTTTGCACAGCCTCAACATAGATTTCGTCTGCCTTGGCAAACAGTTCGTCATATCGGACGAAGGCATCAGCGATGTCGTCCATGAACGCGATCAACTGGTGGCCCCGCCACATCATCGCAGGCTGCATCCCACTAAAGAACATTTCGGCATTTGAGCCCGGAGAAGTGCGCGGTCCAGCGTCAATCCTTCCCAACCCCGGTCCCCCCGACAGCCCAGATTCAGTCGTCCACCCTTGCCCTGGGGTCTTTGGGACCTTGACACCTGGCTCGCCACCATGCTGCAGCCAACCCTTCATACGTTCGGCTGCGAATACCTGCTTTGCTGAACGGCTGTTACCTGAAGCCCGTATCGCGTTGGTCAGATCCATCCAGTATTGGAGAGTGTTCCAGGAGGAAACACCTGCCTCTTTGGCCCTGACCCATTTCTGTGGGTTGAGGTGGCTGGGGTTGATGGTCCGCCAATCATCTCGCGGCGCTCCCTTTAGGGTTGCCCCGATGTAATCGGACGCCCTGGTAAGCATCCGAGGTCGCTGCGCTGCTGCGACAGCGGCAGGGCGGCTCGCCTTAATCGTGTTGAACCAGAAACCACCAACGTATGTAGTTGGGTCGTACATGACATCAGAGATCAGCGATCCCAAGGTACCCAACATCATTGCTGGTGCTGTCCCACGGCGAACATCGGGGAGGAACAGGTTGTTGGCGTTGTAGAACTTCCGGGCGTACTCGAAGTTGTCTACCCTGCCTGAGTCCAGGATCTCCCGGGCGTCTTGCGCCTTCTCGCTCAATAAGAACGGGTGGAGTTTGTCAAATAGTTCTCTGATGTATTCATTGTCATCCGGGCGTCCTTCAACAGCCGCCTCTTTGGCAAGTAGTTCCCATACCCCATCCTCGCCAAAGCCTGTGAACATGGTGACCATCTGAAGTTCACGATCCGTGAACCCCATTTCACGGACCCGTGCCTGGGACGCCTCGTCAAACGACGTTTCTGCGTGCTCGACTGCGCGCCAGGAATTTACGAAGTCAACTGGGTTCAGGCTCCACGCCGTACCGTTCTCGTTGGCGTAGTTGTAAGTACGTCCCATCCTGCTGGCGAAACGGTTCGACTTCATCAGCACTTCCCACGCCATAGGAAGAACGACCGTCGCCTTAGCTGTCCACCCCAAGCCCTTGATGGCGTACTTCGTGGCGTTCTTGACAGCATCACCTACAAAGGGGATACCGCCCAGGCCCCAGGCAAACCCACCACCGCCACCCTCACTTGGTAGCCGATAGCCCTGGTCTCGAAGCCGCTGTTGTGCCTTTACGGGCAACTTGGCGAACTCCTGTTCCTGACGGACCTCGCCCATAGCCTCAAAGTGCCTCTTTGCACTCTCCAACGCTTCAACGTCAAGGGTGATGAGGTAGGTATCCAGCATCTCCTCGTCGCTGTTGTCGCCCAGGACAAGATCGGTGACGGCATCTATGTCGCCACCAAAGAGATCCAACCCCTGTGTCCTCAACAACTCGAATCGCCTATTGAGTCGGGTGTGTTCCAGGGAGGGGCCGTAGTCGAATCCCTGGCCGATTGAACCTATTTCGGTCTGCTGATAATTCTGGGTTGTGTGGTGGAAGGGGTTGACGAAAGCGCGCGCTACCGGATTAGTGAACTTGGGAGGCACGCAATCACCTCAACAAACCATTTAACCGTGGATTCCCAGTTGTCTGAGCAAGCCGACGAATCAGGTTGGTCGCCCTTTCAGAAGACTTGGTTGCAAGTCTCTGACCTGGGTTCACGGGAAGGCGTCGAGGCGACCCAGCCATGAGCCCCAGATCAGGGCGGTCATCTGGGGCTGTCAAGGGAGTGACATTCGGGATCCACTGTTGGGCCATATCCAATGGCGCTTCCAACTGTTGTTCGGGACGGGCAGAAACAACAGTTCCATCTGGTGTCTGCGCTGTTCGGTACGTCGTATCCCGAGTTGCCGGGAGAGCGATCCCGCCCTGGGATTCATCCTGGGCCGCCAAGTTCTCACCCTTTTCGCCGTAACCGGCCCCAGACTCCATCCCCTGGGCCGCAGGCTCTTGCCGCTTTCTAGGCATTTGCGCCTGCCAGTAGCGCCGCCTTCATTTCGGCTATCCCAGGTTCCTGTCCAGGTGGCCCGGGTGGGGGAGGAGCCCCGGGTGGACCGGCCAACCCGGGTGCCGCCTCAGGAGCCATCATCTGTCCTGCGCCGGGTTCAGGGATTTCCTGGGCTTGCTGTTCCCGGATCTCCTCATCAGCGCGGCGGATCGACTCGAAGATGTCGTGGCCGTCCTTGCGGAACTTCTCAATGGTAGCCACATAGACAATCGGCATGGTCCCCTGCGCTGCCTGCTGTTGGATGCCGGCCATCACGGCCTCTTCCAACTGCTCTTCGTCAACCCGCCGGCCCTCAGCCTCCGGGTCGTCTACGAATGGGTGCTTGACCCGGAAGGTGTTAAGGCTGATGCCCTTCATCTGTAGCAACTGGCCCAACTGGATTGTCGTACCCTGGACATCGGCACCGGGGATCGAATGGGATACCACGTTGTCGAATGTTTCGAAGTGCTCCTGTGGGGTGAACTCTACCTGGCCGAAGTCACCCGCATAGCCGGTGAAGGTAGTGAACTTCTGGTCATCAAAGTAGCCCCGATAACAGGCAAAGATGCACTCGTTCAGATACGGAAGATGAGCTTCCATTGTTTCTTGAAGTTCCTGTACCCGTGGGTCAAGAGAAGCACCCATGAGAGCGTCAATCCCCCGACCAGTGCGAAGAGCACCATATGATTCTCCGCCGATCTGCGGGACCGTGCCCGTAGAGATCCGGGCGTTTCGCTCGAGTCGGTCAATGGCGATGTTCGTGGATGGATCGGGCGAGGACCGAAGCTCTCCGATCTGTTCTGCGTCGAGCAGCACGTTGACTTCGCCTTCTCGTCCATCTTTCCATTCTCCTCCCACAATCATTGGCACCTGGCCAGATCGTCCAATGATGTAGCGATCCGGGAAGATCGCCTTCTCCTGGGCGATGATCTCCAATGCCATCAACTTCGCCATCAGATCGGTCATCCCAACGACGTTCGAGACTGAGGAAGCGATCTTGTCCAGGGTGATCCGACCTGGTGTGATCACGCAGGGCATCCCGGCCCTGTTGGTGTAACGAGACAGTTCCAACTGGGTCCCCTGAGGAGGGTATGTTTGGCTGAATCGGTTGTACCGAGGCCCCATGATCCCAATGACGATATGTTGCTCGTCAATCCACTCGACCACATCCCAAAGTTCCTGTCGGGCCTTCTCGTCGCTGGCGACCACTCCACCGTTTTCCTCACGGGCTAGTGGGTAGTGGGCGCGTAGCCAATCCCCGGACTTGCCGTAGATGAAGCCGCAGTTGCGCGGAACGTCATAGTTCTCTGCAGCCTGTGGTTCCGGGAAGACACCCAGGGGATCCCGGACTTCGATCTTGGGCATTCCCAGGTTGTAGTCCGGTTGGATCACCAGGGCCGTAGTGGCGTATCCCGCGAGATGGCGATAGGCCCGACGCAGTTTGACCTTCAGCCGGTTCTGGTACCACGTTGCGGCGATAGCCCGCTTGCGGATATCAGCGTACTGGCGGGACCGCCGGCCTCGTTCCTTGGTAGGGTCAATCGCCGGACACCCGATAAAGGGCATCACTGATGCGGCCCTCTGGGCCACAGCATCGATGTTTTCGCTAATCAGGGCGGGCGTCAGCGGAGGAAGGATCGGTTCCTCTTCCATCGACGGAAGCGGTATGACATACTCGCCGTTGTACCGTTCCTTGATTTCGAGCATACGATTCAAGAGATCGGACTGGGATTCCTGCCGATGGCGGATGATCCCAACGATTTCCTCAAATGTGTGCATCAACCAACCACTTTCGCAGGAGTCCTAGATCTACTCCAAGGTAGTGCCTTGAAGGAGAATTGTGAAGAGTCCACATCAAAGGCTTGCTTTCGCTGTCTCCAGAGGATCCAGATAAACCACAGGGCCATGACCTGATCCTGCCGAAGTTTCGTTCCGCGCTTCAACGGTCGCCACGCCTTCAGCTGGCGAATCAACTGGTCGGCCTGGTGACGGGTAACCGAATCGCCGGCATAAGGGATCTCGATTTCCTCACGCATAAAGGATAGGGCCATCGAGGGGACACCGATGTTCTCGTCATACTTGTTGATCCCCGTCAGGTGCTCCCGGACCCTGAACCCGTAGCGTTCAGTCATTTCGATCAGGCGCTCATCCCTGGACAGCCCCTTCTGGAACACCATCGCCTCGATAACCACATCGGACACGGTGCTGCCATTCTTCATACAGCGTTGGATCGCATCCTCCACAATGCCAAGAATCTGCTCGTTGCGGCTCAGTCCCACATCCTCCCTGATGAACAGGATCTTCAGTTTCCCCTCATGTGGTGTAGCGGCGACGACGCAGTTGTTGGACCCGAGCGCCGGGTCAAGGCCGATGTAGACACTGCAATCCTTGGGCGGATCGTGGAGTGTTGACCGTAGGGGGTTGAGGCACTTCTGGATGGATTCTTCAGTGAAGGTCGCTGATGCGGAACTGGTGGGTTCCTGCATGTAGTTCCGGGACCATGCTTCCTCCCCGACCTTCCTGCGGATCCGGTCCAACTTCTCCATCGAGAACATCTCGGGCCACAGGGGCTCAGGCTCGCCGTCGTCGTTCGTGATAATCGCCGGAAAGCGGATGACCTGGAGGATGTCCTCGTCAATCTCATCCATGATCCGCTCGTAAAAGTCGTCCTCCCCGACACGGGTGCCGTTGATGCTCGTCCGGCCCTGCTCGCCCGGGCGGGTCAACCAGTCCTGGCGGAACACCTCGTACATCTGATCGGTGAGGTTCAGCGAAACCCTGGACTGGATGTCGTCAACGTGGAGATGGTCGGTTCTGGTGCCGGCGATCTTTGAGCGCCACCCCAGGGCCACCATCGAGTAGTCACGTTCGTCAAAGGTCTGCTTCTTGAAGACGTTGAAGTAGTCCGCACCCCAGGTCTGGGCTGTCTTACGACCGCTTGCGTTCTGTGGTACGAATGGTCCGAACTTTCCAACGAACGCAGGGAATGGCCCATGAGGCTCCATTCGAGAACGTACACGCCCAAGGATCTTGCGGCTCATGTCCTGGCCCTCAGATCCAACAGTGATCCTGAACTCGGGATTGGTAGCCAGTTTGTAGCAAAAGTAGTCCTCGGCCAACGTAGTTTTGCCGTGTTCTGGTGGCCAGAGAATCAGGGTGAGGTTCCCGGGTGGAGTGTTTTCATACGCTTCGATGGCACGGATATGGAACCACGGGGAGAGGTGCCCGAAATACTGACCTCGGAAAGTCTGGAACGAGCCGTCCCAGGGCTTTGGAGGCCCATCTTCGAGGGACTGGATTCTGACCGCATCCGCCCTCGCAGCGAAGTCAGGGAAACGCTGTCGCCACTTTTCGTAAGCAGAGCGACCAACGCCGACGGTAAGGCAAGCACGTTCGACGGTCCCGTGCTCCTTCAATGCTTCCAGGAACAGTTTGCGGTTCTGCTCGCCCCGGGCTTTGCTCGCGTTGCCGCCCAAATGCTGGCCAGGAGTATCAGTCACGGGCCTGCCTGGTCTAAAAGTCGAACACAGACTTCGCTACCTCTAACTCAATCACTTTTGCGGCAAGAACTCCCTCTGTCCCAGTGAACTTCACCGCGTGTAGTCCGACTTCATCCAAGTTGACATCGACATAGTAGACGCCGACTCCAGTTCGCACCGGGGTTGGGTCCGGTGAGACATTGCCTGATGGTTGCCGATGCTGGACAGACACGCCAGCGACCTCGTTCGTGGGGTCGGCGTTGACATTGGCTGATGTGAACGTGGCAGTAACCCGCACCTGGTCGCCCTTGTCGTAGGTCGCCATTAGACCCCTGCTCTCAGCTTGACATCGTGATATTGGGACACGACAAGAATAACATTCGGATGTGGACGAGCAAGAGAGAAGGCTCCGGTCCCAACGGTAGCGATCAGGTCTGCACCGATGTATACGACTACCCCCCCGAAGACAGCAGCGATCAGGTTGACCCCACCGACAGTGGCGGTGCCCGGATAGGCGATGTCATCCTGGTTGTACGTCCAGGTTTCGTGCCGGTACTGCCCTACCTCTGTCGAGAAGTTGTAGTTATGGCTTGACCTATAGGTGTACCCCGACTGTGAGTATTCGGGTACATAGTCGGCTGACCCGAACTTGTAGTTGTAGGTCGTCGTGTTGTAGGTGTGGCCGGCCTCGTTGAAGACCGGGTGGGCCGGGACGCTACCGTCGTAGTTGAACGAACCGGTCTGATAGTCAACCCCGGCTTCGTTGTAGTCGATGAAGGCCCCGGTCGTGTAGGTAGCCCGGGTGGTGTGGTCAACGGCAGCGCCGCTATAGGTGTACCCACTATCGGCATAGTCAATGCCTGGGTCAGCTACTTCCCCGTCTATTAGTTGGGCGCGATAGGCAACCATCGCCTAGTCGTCCAGACGCTCTACCCAAGCCCCAGCCACCTGGTCCCACTCGAAGAAGGGCGCGATGAACAGACCGTCTGCATCCTTCGCCCCCGGATACGCGATAGGTGGTGCCCAGTATCCGATGCCGTCTTCCTCGACCCATGTTGCGTCGTCGAACGGCTTGTCGGGCTGCACCCACGATACGGTTTCTTCTTCCCATACATAGCCGGGGACGTATGGGATGGGTGGCTCCCAGCCGGACCCGTTCCGCACCCAGGAGGGAAACGCTTTCGGATCTACGAAGATGTCTTCGTCGGGGTCGTAGGTGCCACCCACAGAAGCCATCCTGCCTCGGATGCTGTCGTTGTAGGAGGTCTGGATCCAGGCCCCGGAATCCGGGTACAGGTTGTTGAGAAAGGCAACGCCAATCGTGGCATCCTCAACCCCGTCTGCGTCTGAGGTGTCGTTGTTATCAACGACCAGGACGCGCAGCACCACGTTGTCTGCATCCAGTTCAGCGAAGTGTGCCAAAACGACTCCTAGGAGATTCCATATTGCTCCAACATACTAGGCTCCGTTTCTTTTTGGAAGCCATAGAAGATGTTGAAGACGAACCTGTCCTCGTCACAAGGATAGGTCTTATGGGCGAAACACCAGTCTGGCGGATGCATCAGTGCCCGTCCAGTGACCGGCTTGACCTTCACCCCCTGATGGGGGAACTCTATCTCCCCGCCTTCTTCGATGGTGTTCAGGTACAAGCAGAATGTCAGATACCTATGGGTTAGCCGCCCCGTCGGCCACCGGTCGGCATGAAGGCCGTGGTACGCCTGACCGGGCTTGTAGTGGATGAGGTTGTACCCCTCATATGGCCCAAAGTTTGGACAATCCTTGGAGGCAGGCAACTTGTCCATATAGAACTCCAGGCACTCCTGCGCGAAGCTCAGAAACGGTTCGTGTTCCACCGCTGGTGACTCAGCCTCCCAACCAATCTGCTGCGAGTCCCGTATCGAAGGGGCCTCGCCCATTTTCACCGTGGACGTTTGCCACCGACCCGAGGACTTGGATCTTTCTATCGTCTGCTCAAAGCACGGATGGTCTTCCATCTGGAACTGGCAGATGAACGTATCCAACCACTCCGGGTCTTTAGCGAAGGTCATCAGGTATCTCCCCCGGTTTGTAGGTAGCAGCCAACACTAACCGTCGGTCATCTGGGCCGAGCGGAGGCTCATGGTGGTGCAGTTGTGACCCATCGAAGGTAAGCACCATGTCCGCTTCCGGGGTGGGGCAACGCTTCCCCTCCACCCAGGTCCACCCTCCGATGAAGTCCGTCAGGTAGATCAACAACTGCCAGTGGGGGAACTCATGGTCCCGATGGATCGGGGAGCCCTCCGACTTGGAGAACGTCGTGAAGTTGACTGCCATCCGGTACCACTCCGGGTGAAAACCGTTCGCGTGACAGATCTCTTGCAGGACAACCCTGGTCTGTTCTTCGAGTGGGTTCGTCCGATGCCGCTGCCTGCCCGGATACCCGGATCCGTCCCAGTCGGGACGATCCAGGATGCAATGACTGAGCAACGGGAGAACGTGCCTATCCGGGTCGATCCCATCCCACCCGATAGTTCTCTCGTAGTAGTACCAGGGAATGGATCCCCCGAGGATGTGCTCCTTCCACGCCAGGTAGTTGTTTGACACCGGGTTGTGGAGTATTTCGTAGTTGGGTTCCAGGAACGCTTCTATCTGAGTTGCTTCGTCAACGAGCAACCCGTTGCGGAGGGATCTGTTCCCAGCCCAATCTTCTTCTGCTCGCCTAGAAGGGGAGATCTGGTGCTTACCGACACGATCAGCTTTGTGCTTCCGTGCCCGCTCCTCGCTTAGCTCGAACTCGTCTAGGTCGGTGTCACCCATCGGATGACCACGATACCGCTGCCGCCGCTGCCGTTCGACGCTGATCCCCCGGCACCGCTATTGGACGCACCGGAACTACTTTGGCTGTACCCGGTGTAGTTCGAGTTGTTGCCACCGCTGTAGCCGCGCCATCCGGCGTCTGCGTATCCTTCACCACCACCTGCAAAGCCTCCAAATCCTGCGCTGCTTGACGAACCGTCATAATAGTAGTTGAACCGGCCCGGCCCACCGTTCTGATACGGGGTCGGCGTCATAAAGCTGCCGTAGGCCGCGATGCCGTCACCGCCGGCACCGCCTCCGCCGCCACCCTTGGAATAGGAGGACACATAACCGCCTCCGCCCGGATAGCCCTCCACCGGCGAGTACCCTCCGACGTTGCCGGAACCGGCGTTGCCGTAGTAGGCACCACCGCCACCTGATCCACCGTTACGGGAACCGGAAGTCCAATAGGTACCGCCGCCGCCGTAACTCGCTGCGTACGTCGGGGTAGAAGGCCCGTAGAACGAAGAACTGTTGCCGCTATTGCCAGGGTTGCTGTAACTCCCACCGGCACCAATGGTGATCGTCCACGTTTCAACAGGCATTGCGATGCTGGTCAGTTCTCGGAAACCCCCCGCGCCGCCACCACCAGGACCCGGGTTGGATTGCGCCCCCCCGCCTCCACCGCCCACGACGAGAACGTCACAGGTTAGATCCTGGCCGTTGCTCTCAATGACGAACGTGCCGGAACTGGTATACCTCAGAGAAGTGTAGATCCCATAGGTCTGGACGGATGGCGAGCCGGTAGTCGAATACTCAAACCCTGCACCTCCACCACCCATCAGTCCCGCAGACCTTGCGAAGCCCAGAGGCATTACGACCAGTCCTGCCCTGCGACGAACCCGAAGTATTCGCCACCAGCATTCACCGTTACGAAGGTGAAGATGTCGGCCCGCGAAGCGGTCGTGGTCAAGGTCGGTGCAGTACCGCCAGCCCACTTGACCGTACCGGGCCATGTGATCGTCCGGGAACCCGTTGTATCCTGGCGGGCGATAATGGTGACCGCACCACCCTTACCCGAAGCGGGAGGCTCCGTGAATGTCAGGGTGACCGTGGCAGCATCCAGGGTGATGTCGTGGACATTCCCGTCCTGGAAGTCGATGTCCAAGGTCGAGGTTGAGGAGGGAACAGTGACAACGGCCTCCGAATAGTCCTTCAGTTCGGGGCGGGTCAGCTGGTTGTCCGCAAGACCGACAGCGCCGGCCATCGTCAACCCGGTCAGAGTGCCAACGGTGGTGATGTTGGCCTGGGCAGCAGTCTGGACAGTGCCGGTCAGCGTCGCACCGGAAACCCCACCGGTTGCGGTCACATCTCCGCCAGTAACGAGGTTCGCACCCGTGACAGTCCCGGTGCCGGTGATGGCAGCAGCACTGACATCCCCGGTCGCAGTGACAGCCCCGCCGGTCGTCAGAGCGCCGGCTGTAAAAGTTCCACTTACTGTCGGTGAGGTATCCCACTCTGAAGTTGACGCACCCTTCCCTGTCAGGATCGAATCGGCTACGGCATTGGAATCAGTGAGGCCGACTTTCGTTTCCAACGCGATGAGGGCCTCGGACGCATTGCGATGCAAAACGTCGTG